CCCCAGATACGCAGACAGCCGCTTCGGTCCGTGGAGTGGAGTTTTCCTCCCCCTCGGACAACCAAACTATCTGCCCTCTCTGGTGCACGAGGAACGTGCGCCTCACACTCACGCAGTGGTGCGGGCCCGAATGGGCCATTTCACCCTAACGTGGTTGTACGGGTCATTCAGGTAGACCACCACCTAGCAGGAGATTCTCACGAGAAGAGACCACGGGTGGCGGTCCTGACTGTCGTCGCCGCCCCCGTCATCTGCTGCTGAAAGCGCCCGAGCGCCATCGCTGACTTCATCCCAAGGTAGGCTGCGTGCAGGCGATCCACGCCCCACGCCTGAAGAAGTCCCGCCAGGTCATTAGATGTCCGCAGAGTCTTGATGACGAACCGGTAGAACCTCAGGCACCCGACACAGATGCCGCCTCCCACTGCCAGCGTAGCGATCCACGCCGCGGTGCGGAACGCCGCACGCACGGCCCCTGCCGGCACTCCGAGTGCATACCGCACCCAGAGCGCCCCGAGCGCGACCCCGCCGAGAGAGACAATGGCGACGATCACGGGGGCGAACATGGTGACCCAGAGTGAACCCATCCAGATCCACGTCCAGTACTGCACCGCCACAGTCCCAGTCAGAACTGCCCCCGCAGCGAGCATGGCCCACATCTGAGCCACCCGCGTCTGCGTGGTGGCCCACCCGGCCGATGCCAACACTTTCCCCGCCTCCGCCTTCGCGGCCGCCTTCTGCATCAGGCTCCGCGCCGCGTCACGCGCAGAGCCCAACTCCTCCAGTACGATTCTCCTCGTGCCAGCTGCCTGCGCGTAGAATCGCGCGAAAGTGCCGTCATCGTCGACCTGGAAGACGTCGGACACCGCGGTGCGGATCCGGGCCTGCCACTGGGCGACCCGCTCCGCTGCGACCTGGAATTGCGCACCAGTCGCCTCCCTGAGACGATGGACATCCTCATCGCTCAGTACCCGCGGTCCGGAAACCTTGAGGTGCCTCACCCTCTCAGCCAGCTCACCGGAGCTAGCCGTGAAATCGCGGTAATGACGCCTCCACACCTCGCGAATTTCCACGGCCAGGGCGTCCCTGCGTGATGCGTCCTGTAACACACGCAGCATCTCGGCACGGCAATCGCCCAGCGTCGAGAAGATCCTCTGAGTCAGATCTCCGACGAGCGGCACATGACCGTACATCAGATGATAGGACATCGCCTTCGCGTACTGCAGCACGCGGTCGTGGTGGTTCGAGCTCGTGTCCGGCTGATCCCAGAAACAGAGCTTGGCCAGGACCTCGGGAACCGAAGGGAAGTTCACGGGGCCCGTGGACAGGAACATGAGGTGCTTGCGACAGAAGGACGAAAGCTGAATGGACGCGGACCTCTTCAACTTAGCGAGGTAGCCCAGGACGACGTAATTCCGCTCCGTGGTCTCCAGCACCTCGTGGGCGGCGACGAACACCGCGTCGTCCCCCTCAAAGATGCCTGCCTTGTCCCTCAACAGCGCGAGCGTACCAGCGTAAGCCGCCGCCCGCACCTGACCCTCCGTCGCCGTGGACAAATCGACGGGTTCCGCCGGCGCCGCGAAACCCCGCCCGCCGCTCACGCCGAGAGTCCCGGCCGTAACGGCAACTGAACTGATGAAGTTCCCGACTGAGGTAGTGTACTCGCCGCTCCTCCGCATCGAGGACAGCAGCATGGTCACGTAGCGGTTGGCCAGGAGCCACCCATCTCGGCAGAGACCGTCGCTGAACGTGCTCAACAGCCACGCCCCCGCGAACGACCTCTTCCTCGCCAGGTGCTCGAAGACGCGCGTCTCTGCGGCCGACCTGAGCTCTGCGGTGTTCTGACTTTCCCAACTGGACATGTCCTGCTCACCCGCCTCTGCTCCCAGCCTGCCACTCGCTGCATCCATCATCTCAATCTGCTCCGGGTCCGTCAAACCCTTCACAGTGAGACCCTCCATGGCCCGGACGAACGTGCGGCAAACGCCCCCGTAGATGTAGCTCATGTAACCACGAACCGCGAGCGCTGGTGCCACGATCCACCGCGGGGCCTTCTCGGCGCCCGTGGGGTACTCCTCCGCCTTCTGGAAACACGCAAATTCCGCGGTGCGACGGTAGATCTCATCTCGGAGTTCCACCAGTCGGGCGCGCACACCAGGCAGCGGCAGGCCCCTCTCATCCAGGAGCGAGTTGATCGCCGCTTCGTGCCTCTGCGCCTCCTCCGCGCCTCCTACGTAGTCCGTCCTATCAGACAGAGACGTGAAGGCCTCCTCTGCGTGCTTCACGACCTCCTCCATCCGCCGCGTCGCGGTGAGCTCGGCCGTCTTGACCCGCT